ATAGTTATCGTAAAATATTAAAAAGAGCTGGATTTATTACAAGAGACTCAAGAGTTAAAGAACGTAAAAAACCAGGTCTTAAAGCAGCTCGTAGAGCTCCACAATTCTCAAAAAGATAGTAAAGTATTTTCTTTCAAACCCTATAAACTCAATGTTTATGGGGTTTTTGTATTTTAAGAGTATGCCTAAACACCACTAAAATCAGTTCGTAGGCAACAAGTAGGCAACAAGTAGGCAACAAATAGAATCAAAAAAAAGAACCTATTCAAGGTAATTAACTGCTTCAATAAGTTCTTCTATATCTTTGTGTGTATAAACTTTGTCGGTAATATCTTTACTAGCATGACCTAGTATTCTTTTTATACATAATTTATTAGCAGGTGTTCTATCCATTAGTGTTGCAAATGTATGTCTTGTATCGTGAGGTCTATGATTTTTATCTAGTTCCAATTGTTCAATAATTTTTTCAAATTTTTCGTGATAAAAATTCCAGTATAACATTTGATTATATTCGTGATTAAATATTAAATATTCACTTCCTACATCTTTTGCTTTATCATACCATCTTTTTACTAATGGTAATATTTTATTATGTATTGGAATAATTCTATTTTTACCTGCCTCTGTTTTAGAGCCACCTCGCATATATTTTTCATCTATATGTACATTTTCAATTTTAATATCTAAAAGTTCACCAACTCTCATACCTGTATATATTAATATCAAAATACAATCAATAAAGTCCATTCTATCAACATTTTCCCATAGTTTAAGTATTTCACCTTGTTCAAATGGAATTCGTTCTAATTTGGTTGTTTTTTTGCCTATATCAATGTATTCTGAATACTTTCGTACATTAATATCATTTTTAATTGCATAATCATACATTTGATGCCACAATATTTTAAAAGCCTTTTTTGCACTCCATTTATCACCCATACTATCAACAATCGTTTGTAGATGATTTAATTTAATGTCTACAAATGCCATATCTTTTAAATCTTTACAATAATTCCAACACATATCATATACTTTAGTTGTTTTATATGCTATTTTAGGATATTTTTCATCTTGCCATTTATTATGCAATTCTTCTACAGTAATTTTTTTAGCATCTATATCATAAGGATTTTCGTTAAATAGTGCTAATTCTTGCAGTGCTTTAGTTCTAGTTTCAAAATATCCTACTATTTTTCTTATTTGAATGCCATTGTCATCATATCCAACGGTTTTTCTTACAATATATGGTTTTCTTCTATTCCCAGATAATTTTTGAATAGAACCATACCCATTAGGTAATTTCATATATCAAAATATGCTCCTTTCCTTGTATTTTTAGGTAATATTTGATATAATGAAATAGAAAAATCCATAACATTATATCTTATATTTTGTTTTTAGTTTGTTGGACTAATTTGAGATTTTTCATTTGACTTACTGCTCTAACAGTAGGTCTTTTTTTTAATTCATATTTTTTATTAAGTTTATAATAATTGCTTGTTGATATTCGTTTAATTTTAAGAATGAATCTAAGAGTTCTTTGATTATAGTGTCATAAGATTTTTTATTCATTTCTTTATCATAACCCATTAACCACGCTTCACTTACATTTAAAATTCTAGCAATTTCATGCAATTTTTCTTGTTTAGGTTTAAATTCTCCTTTTAAATAATTACATACTAATGATTTATCAATATCTGCTTTTTTACATAAATCAACAGGTTTCATATTGTTATAATCTAATGCTTTCTTTAATCGATTAGCAAATGTATCTTCATTCATCTTCTATCACTTCCTCAATTTTCTTCTTACTTCAATAGCAACTCCTACAATTCTAACAGGTTTAGTTACTATATCATATTCATCAAAATAATATGGCTCATAATTATTATTTAATGGTTTAAGTATTATACTTTTTTCTTGCTTTATAACTCTTTTAAATGTTGCATCATCACCATTTACCATAACAATACAATCATCGCCTGAATTACAATCACATTGTTGTTTAATAATTATAATATCACCAGTTTTATAATCTGGATACATACTATCGCCCTCAACTTTTAAGGCAAAATAATCATTTCCACCTTTTATCATATCTGCAGATATCTCCTCATAGCCTATAATATCTTCAATTGCTTCAATTGGTATTCCTGCTGGTACTTTTCCTAGTATAGGTATTTTAATAGTCCTTACAGTTGTTTCAATATATCTTGCATTGTCAATTTTTACATTTGACATACTTTCATTATCATCAGGTATCCAATCTCTATCCATATCAACATCATAACCCATTAACCAACTTTCACTTACATTGAGTGCTTTTGCTAAAATAAATATATTATCCTGTTTTGCGATAGCAACACCTTTTATATATTTATTAAGTAAAGTTTTATCAATGCCATCACCACTATAATTTTTAATATATTTTTTCATTATTTCCTTTGTTTTTTTTACTAAATCAACCTGTCTTAAATTTTGCTCTCTCATCGCTTGATTAAGTCTATTAGTAAAATTGTCAGATAACATTAACATCACCTCTTTATATATTATAAACTTTTAATTGAAAAAAATCAACTTGAATTAAAAAAAATATAAGAAAAGTTGAAAATATTCAAAAAATAATATTGACATTATTTTTTAAAACGATTATAATTTAAGTGAAAGTTGAAAATATTCAACCAAAAAAGGAGGTGAAAAGATGATTTTTGATTATAGCAAATTAAATGGCAAGATAAAGGAACAATTTAAAAATAGAAATGATTTTTGTAAACTTATTCACCTATCTGCAAATAGTTTATCAAAAAAAATAAATAACAAAGTTCCATTCACATCTTATGAAATATACCGAATAGTGGAAATTCTTGGTATTGATATAAATGAAATTGGAATTTATTTTTATACCATAAAAGTTGAAAATATTCAACAAATTTAGTCCAACAAACTAAGAACAAAAAAAACAAATTATAAGAAAGGATTTTTTATGAAAAAGATAACAATTAAAGAAGCATCAAAATTGATGCACAAATCACCCCAATTTATAAGAGTTGGATTACAAACTGGTAGATTGCCATTTGGTACTGCAGTTAAGGTTAAAGAAAGATGGAACTACCTTATTTATCCTGAATTGTTTTATCAATATTTAGGAATTAAGGAGGGTCAATATGATTTATAAAATTAAAAATTACATAAAAGACCATCCGATAGCAATAATTATTTGCATAGCAATTATAATCATTATTGTTTTATCAAATATTATTGATAATGATATGGAAAAACACATTGAAAAAGTATCACAAGAATGTGCATCACAGGGATATGGTATTAAAGCCAAATATACAAAAGAGGGGGATAAATACTATGTCTGCAACAAATAAAAGTCAAACATCAGATATAATTGCCCATTTAAGAAAATATAAAACAATTACTTCTTATGAGGCAATAAAAAAATATGGTGCAACAAGGTTATCAGGAATAATATTTATTTTACGAGATAGAGGATTTGGTATAGAAACTGAAATGATTAATGTCAAGAATCGATATGGGCATACATCAAAAATAGCAGTTTATAAATTAGTAAGAGATATAGAACAGGAGGTAGAAGAATGATTTTAGGGTTAAATATTTTACAAATAAAATTGTCTGTTATTTTAAAGGTTATGCTATTAATTTTTATAGTAATTTTGGGGGTATTTATATTAATCACTTTAATTATTGCGTGTATTAAATCAATAATTAAACAGATTGAAAAGATTAGGAAGTGATTAATATGGAAAATAGTAAAAGATTTTACTGGATTAAATTAAAAACTAATTTTTTTAGTAGGGAAGATATTGATTTTCTCTTGTCTCAAAAAAATGGATGTGAATATGTTGTTTTATATCAAATGTTATGTCTTAATACTGCAAATAATGATGGAAGATTAGAAAGTAAAATAGGTGAATTAATAGTACCGTTTAATGCAGAAAAAATTGTAAGGGATTGTAAATATTTTGATATTGATACAGTCAATGTTGCTATTAATTTATATAGAAAATTAGGATTAATTTATGAAGAAGAAAATGAGGGCATACTTAAAATATCTAATTATGATGAAATGGTAGGAAGTGAATCATCTAGTGCTAAAAGAGTCAGAGAATGGAGATTAAAAAAAGAAAATGAAAAATTGTTACAATGTAACATAAATGTAATAGATAATGTAACACAAGAGTATAGAGATAAGAGTATAGAGTATAGAGATATAGATAATAGAGAAGAAGAAAGTGTTAGTGTTAGTGTTAGCAATGCAAATTTTGATTTATCTGATACTCCCATTGGTGAATTATTTAATCGGCATGAAATAAAAAATAATCAAATTCAAAAACAAATACTAGGTTATTTGAATGATGGTATGGAATTAGAAGTTATCAATAATGCTTTAATGATTCCTTATGATAGAAATGTTATGAATTTTGATTTAGAAAATGAAGAAGCACCAATTGATAGTCCTTTAGATTATGGATTACAAATTCTTGAAAATTGGTTTAACTTTGGAGTTCGTACTATGTATGATGTAAAAAAATATAACAAATTAAATAAACATAATGAAGTGATGTTAGGTGGTGTAAAACGATGACTATTGATGAATTATCAAAATATCACAATATAAAAATTGAGATGAAACAGTTGGAAGAAACAATAGAAGAATTAGAATCAACAATAATAGGTTCTTCTAAAATTACAGGTATGCCAACATCATTACATGGCAATAGTAGTCCAACTGAAAGAATTGGTCTTAAATTAGCACAATTAAAATCTAAATTAGTTAATAAAAAAGATAAACTAATTGATGAAGCACAAAAGATAGAAGAATTTATTGATACAGTAGATGATGAAGAAATTAGAATTATTATCAGAGAAAGATTCTTAAATGGTAAAACATGGGATGAAATTGCAAAAATAATAATAACAGATAGGTCAACACCTTACTACAAGTTAAAGAAATATTTAAATGGGAGGCTATATGAAAATGAAAATAAAAAACATAGATTGTAATTTACTTAAATTATCTAAAATTCAACTAATAGCAAAAATTAATAGTTTAGAACTAATTAATGAAGATTTAGAATCAACAATTAAAGATGAACTATATAAAATCTTTATGGATAAATTAAAAGAACCTCAAGAATTACAACGATTAAAAAAAGAAAATAAGAATTTAAGAAGTAAAGTTAAAACATTAAAACAAGTATTAAAGGGTGATAATACATGAAATATGAAATATTAAGCATTGAAACTGCAGGTAAAATAGCAAGATTAGAAAAAGAAAATAACGAATATCAGGAAATCATTGATAAATTTGATAAAGAGATTAATAGACAATTTAAAATAATAAAAAATGCAATTACTTTAATTGAAGATAATAACACTACATTTTCTACTAAAGAATGGAAAGAAACATTATTAAAAACATTAAAAGAGGTACATAATGTGTAGTTTTACTTATGAAAATGAACTTGACTTTATCAAAAAGTTGAGGAGTTTAAAAACATACTGCCCTAGAGCATATAAAGATTTATTATTTAATGTTGAATTAAACAATTTACATAATTTAGAGAATGGTAGGCATATAAGAAACCTATACACATCAAAAGAATTTAAATTTGTGTATGGTCAAATTCAATTAATCTTTTCAGTTAATAATGGAGATATTGTTATTGAAGATATATCACCTCAACAATTTTTATTAGATGGATATTTTAATCTATTAGATATTTATAAAGGTATTCCTTATAGGAATGATAAAGATAAATTTAAAATTAATTTATTTTCAAGTATGAAGAATAGGAGTGTTATATATGAATGAAAAATTAAGAAAAATAGTCAGTCATTATGGTATAAAAAAACAACTTAAATATTTTCAAAGTGAAATATTTGAATTGAATGAAGCAATTATTGAATATAGAGAAAGTGAAAGAAATCCAATAGATGTAATAGTTAATATTTGTAATAGTATTGTAGCACCTTTTCAAGGAACAACACCAATAGATAAAACTGCTCATATAAAAGAAGAAATAGCAGATGTAATGGTTATGTTAAAGCAAATACAACTTTATTACAATATTTCTACAAATGATATAAGAAAAATAATGAATGAAAAAGTTAATAGACAACTAGATAGAATTGAAAAAGAAAAAGTTGGTGGTAATTATGAAAAAATTAAATAAATTATTAAATATATTAAGTGTAGTAATTGTAATTCTTTTAGTTATAGGTTTTATATGGTTATTCTTTGAAATTAAAGAAATGCTAATTGATTATAGGTGTTCACAATTGCCAATCAATGAATTTTTTAAAGATAATGAATGCAAAAGATACTGGAGGTATAGAATAAATGAATAAAGATGTTGAAAAAGATTATATTAAAGTTCCTATTTATATTGAAAAAGCAGTTAAAAAACTATTTAAATTAAAGAATCAAGAAAAAGAAATAGTATCTCAAGTAAAAGATTATATGGAACACCACGATATTCCAACAGAAACACCATTATCTTTATTAAAATTTTTTCCTGAAGAAGAAATTAATCCTAATCAAATGTCTTTATTTGAAA